TAAATATCGTAATTTATATCCTTTTCAGCCATCAAACCTCTCTGGACTTTTCTTTAAATCTTCCTGTATCTGGGATACTTCCCCTTGGTGTGAATCCCACAGTTCTTTTCCTTCCTTAACAAGAGCGCTCCATTCAAAGGCTCTAAACACTTTTATTTCCCCGTCCGTGTAGTGCACGCGGACATATTCTTCGCTTTCTTCAGTAAATCTTGATACCGCGCTAACTATCTTTACCATCTTTTGGAGGGTTCTGCGGTTTGAAATGCGTTTCACGGAGAGAATTAATAACCTCCCGTAATCCGTGTTTCTTTATTATGATGTTCTTTAACTCCTCGATATGATCGGCATGATCATGATCCTTGCTCGTGATGTAAGTTGGATTGTTTACCAATAGTATTTCCTTTGCTTCCAATTCCGAAAGCTCTCCCGCCATCTTGTTTATCACTGCGACGTAAAGGGCCTGTCTAATGTTATTCTGGATTTGTTCTGTCATTACTCTGATCCTTGCCATTTGTTTGCTGTTCGTGTTCCTTGTCAATAAGATAACGAACGAACGCGCCCATTGACATGTATTTTTCGTCCGCCATGGGTTTGGCTATTTTATAGGCGTCAATCTTAATTGCGATCGACTTAAATTTCGTTATATCCGTCATTTCTTCTGTCTCCTTCTAGATATAGTAGTTTGTCTCATTCGTGCCCATACATATGGGATTTAATGAAAAAGTCAAGGATTAAATAGCAGGGGATAATCCTCTAATAAAGAGTTTACAATGTCTTTTAATTTTCTAGTATATTTTGGATCAATCGCATAGGAATCCAGGGATCCTATAACCGCGAAAATGTCAACTTCTTCCGTAATGACCTGTTTCACGCGAATGTCCCGGTATTCCTTGAAATATTCACTGCCATTAAGCAGTTCAATGTAGTCCCCGACGCTTTCGCATTTATTGCCATAGACTTTCAGTAATGCTTTACCCCTTAAAGATTTAATATGAGGTTCTGTTCTGTCTGTTTGGATGATGCCATAGAAATTATTCGCTTCTCTGGCAAAGCGTGATTCCCCCCAGTTTGATTCAATGATGGCCTGCGCAACGCTGATGACAATAATCGCTCTCTCGAAAGGATCAATGTTCGCATTGTATTTTATTGTGCATTCGGCAATTCCCTGCACGAATTGGTCCTTGTCATCCTTCGCGTAATCAAAGTCAAATCCGTTAAGGACAGGATTGCACAGTATTAGTAATGTGGCGCAAAGCTCTTTAAGCATTACGCTCCAAGATTCTGGGCCCCTAGTTTAATTCCTTGCTGTTTTTCTTCCCTGTATTTCTTCAATTGGTCCTCGAATGCCTGCATTTCAAGGCAGTACGTTTCCACGTAGAAGGTGGGATGCCCCTTTGTGAGTTCCTGCTCCACAATGAAATTCTCGAGGGACACGCGCTCCTCCTCGCATTGCTCCTGCGTATGGTACGCGTAGTATCCTTTGTAGCTGATCGCGGGAACGCTAGGAAGCGCTATAAGCGCTATTAAAAACCAGACCGTCGCCATATTTACATCCTTTACATTTTTACAGTTCATTGAATACAATCTGTTACACACTTTACCTTGAAATTATGGTATTTTGTTGCATTATTTGTAAATTTGTCAATAGTGTAAAGCATGAAACAAGATAATTCTTTGAAAAAATCCATAGGGATTCTAGCAGAAATGACGAGAAAAGACATCGAAAAATCATATAATTTGGAAAGTTTTTCAAATGTTAATGCACATTATAGTGAACGTTATGGTTGGACTTTGAAGAAAAAGAATGTTCTCCCGCCAGATAAACCAAATTCCTAAATTCCTCGCTGCTTAATTTTCCCTTCCATAGATTAAAAATATAACGGACTAACTGTAAATTTCCTCTCCTATAGTGAATGGAGGAATCAATGCGGTCCACTGAAACATTCTCATATACTCTTCCTTTTCCTTTTATGTGTGTCATGGGCTGTTGCGAAAGAGCGCAAAGCCCTTTTTGTTCCTTCCAGAGACCCATTAAATAATCCAGGGTGATGTCATCATCTATAGGATGACGTGCGTTTTTTTTCTTATCGCACAACCAGTGTTTTAAGAAATTATCCGGACTCTTGGACAGCCTCTCAATGTCCTTGATCTTTTTTTTAGGGTACGTTTCGTCTGAATAGTATTTTCTGCAACCCTTGCACCAACTGCTGTGTCCATCGGAACTTTTAGTCTTTGCGTGAAACTCTGAATACGGTTTTTCTTTTCTGCAATGCGAACAAATTTTCACGTTATTTCTCCCCAGGATGGCCCAACCTTTATGTCAACTTTCAACGGTACCTTAAGCTCGACGGTTTGTTCCATGATCTCTTTTATTCTTTTTTCTTGTTTCTCATTCTCAATAGAGAAGTTTAATTCATCATGAACCTGTATGTGAGATAGTATTCCCTCCTCGTACAAGTCAACCATCGCCTTCTTTGTCATGTCCGCTGATGATCCCTGTATTAGTCTGTTAAGTGCCTTGTAAGTCCATGCCCTTTTTAGGTATTGTCCATATTCATTTTCCGCTTCCCATCGTGGCAGTGCCTTGTGAATTCCAAAGGCCCTGGGTTCCCACAGATCAAAACGGCATTTACGGCCAAGAAGTGTCCGTAGATATCCTACATGTTCCGCGCGCCGTGTCGCTTGTTCCATGAGCTGTCTTACAAAGGGAACGTTCGAATGAAACCTGTGAAACAGGTCTTCCGCTTCAACGGTGCTCAGTCCAAGCTGGCTCGCCAGTTTTCCCTTGCCCATGCCGTACATCATGCCAAGATTGATGGTCTTGGCGGAGCTTCTGTCAATGCCTGCCATGTCGGCCACCGCCTGGTGAAAGTCCGGCTCCTCCGTCTTGTAGGATTCAATTACCTCATCGGCTCCCTTCAGTCCTCCGCCCGTCAGAGCGGCGAAATGAACGAGAACGCGGGGCTCCTGCTGTGAATAGTCAAAGCTGGCCCACTTGCATCCTTTCTTTGGTATGAAAATGGATCTGATCAGCGGTCCGAGTTCCTTGTTCCGTGACGGAATCTGCTGCAGGTTTGGATTGGAGTACGAGAACCGTCCCGTCACCGTTCCGCCGGCCTCACTTCGAAGCTGATGGATTTCCGCGTGAATTTTACTGTCAACAGAATGTGTAAGAATTGTGTCAATGAAAGTGGTTCGTGCCTTATTAATTTCCCGTGCCGTCACGATCATCCTTGCCAACGGATGCTTGTGCGTCGTCAGAAAGTTCTTGTCAAACTTTGGCTGTCCCGTTTTTTCCGTGCGATCATAGGAGATGTCAAGCTTGTCAAACGCCTTGGCAACGCTCACCGCCGCCCAGATATCGACATCCGCTCCGGTTTCCTTCTTGATCTGCTTGAGGATTTTCTTTTCCCTCGTGATCAAATTTTTCTTGATGGACTCCGCCTTCTCCAGGTCAACGCTAACGCCCTCCCAGCGCATGTCAATGAGGCAGGGAAGAAGCTTTGTCTCCAGATCAAAGACACTGCTGAGTTCCTGTTTGATGAGTTCCACTTTAAAATGGTGCCATAGCCGCAGTGTTAGGTCGGCATCCTGTTCAGCGTAGGGACCAACATACATCGGCGGGAGTTTCCACATTTCCGCCTTAGCATTTACGCCCCATTCCTTCGCCGCCTCGTATAGAAGCGCCTCGGACTTTGTTTCCTTGAGATAATCCTTTCCCAGCTCATTCAGTGAATATCTACGTCTATTTTCATCAATTAACGGAGCGGCTATCATTGTGTCAATGATGCGTCCCTTGACGTTCAGTCCCCACCAGCGCAACCATCCCACGTCGTAGCTTGCGTTGTGAAATATCTTGTCGCACGGGAGTTCCAGAATTTTCTTAAGGGCCATCTTGAAGAATTTCTCGTCAAAATTTCCGCCACCCTCGTGGCGAAGGGGAAAGTATCCCTTCCAGCCCTCAATGGCGATCGCGACTCCGGCAATGTATCCGTTGCCGGTTGCCCATCCCGGTCCCATTGTCTTTAGGCCCGGATCACATGTCTCCAGATCAATGGCAATTTCCTTTGCCTCTCGTAGTTCGGGAATGCGCTCTGGTGGGAGCCATTCGCTTGGTGTTTGAAATAGTGGTATCTGTGTCATTAATCCTCCTTCATGCAGGTTCTGAGCCGCTTTAAAAAATCACGGCAGTGCTTTCGCCATGCATCGCCCTGTATTGTAAATGTTTGAAACTTGTAGTCATGCGTTGCTATCAGCACAACGCCTTTCCTTATCTTTGTCTTGCACATGCGGTTATGCGCCATGCCATAGGCGGCCATTTGCGTGAAATAATTTTGAGTGGAATCATAATGTTCCATTTGATATTTTCTCTTTTGCTTGAAGTCAATGACGCACGGCTCGTCCTCGTAGATGCCAATCAAGTCCGCTATGCCCCGATAGTAATTACCAAAATGTAAATGCGCTTCGACGCCCCACACTTCCTGCAGTTGATCTTTTAGTCCTTTTTTAATAATAAGTTTGGCGAGTTTTGTTGCCAGTTTTTTATTGGGATTGAAGTTGTACAGTATGTCCCCTTTTTCATTTTTTATTTTTCCCTCTAAATATTTATGCATGCTTTTTCCAACAGCAATGGAGTGTTGGACAATGCGGTCCGCCTCCTCGTCTCCAATTTTCTTTCTCCATTTCTCCAAAAAGGACTTGTCACTTGTCGCGTCAAGAACGCGCGAGGGAGAAAGCAATCGTTCCTCCGGCCAGGAATATTTTTCCTTGTAGACTGTATTATGCTTAAATTTTAATTGTGTGGGCATTTTTTATCTTTGTTTAATGATTTAATGTACTCCGCTGTTTCTCTTCCTTTTCTTGTTCCCTCGCTCTCATCATCTTTCCATCCAACTGCGTCCTGTATTTCTCCCGCAATGGCGGCGTATCCCGCCATGTCAATATAGCAATCTTCCGTTCGTTTATGCTTTAGTCTAGCCACTTTTACGAGCAGCATGCAAATGGCCGCTTGCTGTGCCGTGATTTTATGTCCCAAAAAAGTACTCCAAAGACCAGCAATGTTTTGATGGTTAGATGTCTTGTCACCATAATCCGTATGGCGGTCACCACTAATGATTTTAATTGTCTTTTCTAAATACTCCTTGCTCTTCATTTTTTATCTGTATATCCTGTAGCTTCGGGATGAGGATCGTA